GATACGATCCATTTGCAACAATTTGATGAACATGGGCCGAGTTGACATTATTGATCTGTTGATTATTAACAACGTAGTCAATGTCAATTGCTAACGTCTTGCTGCCTTGTAAAACTTGTGAAGTTTCGAGTTTGCTGACAACTTTCCTTATATCAAAATGTTGCTGTTCAGTAACACCTGATGATAAGTCTGTAAAGTAATACTGTGCACCAAAGATACCTTGACGTGCAAGTGCCAGTGTGTCCTCAATATTGCCGTAAGTGTAGCTTTCAATTACATACGCCTGTCGGCCAATATTCTGATTCTGAGTAAACAAAGAAGAATTTCGCTGGGAGTATGTAAACGGCCTATCAATAGTTGTGTTCCACGATCCCTCTAACAAGATGGTGTCGAGATCACTAAGAATCAAATCTCTGTCGTTGATGGATGAATACAAGAAGTATGGCGATCCATTGATTGTTGTTGCACGAGCTCTCAACCACTCACACGCTTGCAACGGGGTCATATATGGAACAACAACCTTCATATCCATTTGACTGGTTTCAGTTGATTTATTTCTGAGAGGCATCTTCAACTGATCAGCCAACATCTTTTCGATAATCTTTTCAGGCTTACCTGTGTATGCCTTACTGAATCTAATCAATGCGCTATTATAAGCATGCTCTTCTATTATGCGAAGCAACAACACTTCCTGTTGGTCGTTTATCTTCTCAGACTTTTCAATGCGCTCAACGACGAACTTTTTGACGAGTGTGAACGGACTACCAGGCTGTGAGAGCTTAATCTCCAGCCGCTCAGTCCCAACAAACCCAACTCTGTTTAATAGGTTGACAGCATCGTTGATCATAACTAACCCAGTTAGATATGGCAACTCAATATTTTCAAAGATGTTAAGCTCAATGATTACTTGCGATATATCAATCGTTGATGATGCAGAGCGATCTGCAGTAAGTAGAGCCTGTTCAATTACATAATGCTTAGCTGATTCCATATTAACTCAACAACGCTTTCTTAAAGTTGGCAGCTATTTGAGGCGCAACTTCCTTCTTCAATGTCTTGATAGTCTTTAGCTGTTCATTACGAGAAATCATTCGATCCAGATATGTAACTGGAATTAGTCCCGATGTGTTTTGCGTGTACGGGTTAATATCAACCCATTCACCACTTGTATTCTCATAGTGATGAACACTGTTGTATTGAGCTGTTTCTCTGTATACGCTAACAGTTGTAATTTCATCAGTCGATGTTCTAATAAGCTCGCCTACACCATAATTATCAGGTGAGCTGATAACAATCTGCCCCAGATCAAGATAGCGCTTTAGTATCTTACCTGTAGAAGCAGATGAAACACCAATTGCAGTTTCACCTGGAAGAAATGTTGCAGAGATATCGTTTGTCGTTGTTACAACTCTATTTGGGTAATCGATCAGAGCTTTAGCTTGTAGGTCAGCACCAGACAGCGGCCAGCCACCTTCACGGATATCATCGTTCAATAGATAGAATGTCCAGTAGTAGTCAGTTGTCCCATACAGCTTATACGAAAGCGTGTCGGGGCGTTCATACTCTTCAATCTGCATTGTCTGGTAATATGACACATCGTCTTTGACCTGATCGACGAGATCAATATATGCCGACAAGTTTTGAAACAACACTGGACCTTCTGCAGATCCAAAGCTGTAGGTTAAGAGTGGAAAGGGCGCAAAATATTTTGACATTAGTATCCCGCCTCAATATCTTGTTTAACCAGCGTTCTTGTTTCGGTGAATGATAGTTGAATGTTGACATCATTCCACCTACCGTCTTTGTGCATAGCACCACCCTGTTGGTTATATATTGCCGAGAACCCTGTCAAGTAGCAAGGTAGAAATCTAATCCCAACTTCTTTTTCGCGATACATAACTTTGATCTCAAACTTGTTGGGAAACTTCAATCCAAAAATACCTTGAGTGGTCGCTGTTCCACCAA